GGACATCAATGAGCACAACAAGAAAACCAAACGCAATTGAGACCAAACACGAAATGAACTGTGGCACCTGCTCACTTTTGGGCAGGTGCAGGTTCGCAAAAGATATTCACTACACGGAGCGCCCTCACAGGATATGCAGGTACTACGCAAACCCGGAACGCGGCGCATACATCTCCAAACGGGATGAAAGGATGGTGACAGATGGGTAGAGTGCCAGGGGCAGGAAGAAAACGCCTGCACATCGATTGGGAAGCAGTGGCGGACATGCTGAAGAAAGACGTTTCCGTGACAACGATTGCGGCACGCATGGGACTGGGGTGCACCGACACGCTATACGTACGCTGCAAAAAAGACCTTAAGCTCGATTTTTCAGCATTCAGGCAGCAAAAGCTGGCAGAGGGAGCAGACGAGCTGAAGGAGCTTGCCTTTGATAAAGCTAAGGAAGACAAGACTATGCACATCTTCCTGCTGAAAAACCGGGCTGGCTATGCTGATCGCACGATCACCGACAACACTCACCACCTGCCGGAAGAGACAGCCAAAGCGGTGGAAGCCCTGGTGGGATCCACGGCACAGGCCAAGAAGGAGCTGGATGATGATGAAGCCTAAGCACATCGTTTGCCCGGGGTGCGGAGCCCGGCTGAATCAGCAGAGCAGTGAGGATGCGAGCGAAGGGGCGATGATCCCGCCCAATGAGTGCCCAAACTACAGGAGATCATACACGGCAGACGATTGCTTTACCTGCCTTAGCGCCACATACTTCCCCACACTAAGAGAGTGGGACTGCAAAAAACACCATTGTACAGTCAACCCCAACTGGGTCTGCGACGACTACAAACCACGATGGGTAAAGCGCGAGATATGACCACCACCGAAGCCCGTGATCTGATCCGAAACGAATACAGCAACGATTGGAGGCTGCCTATCGTGGGCGGCCTCGTTCACATCAAAACCAAGGACATGCGGCTGATCCCGCTGAATCTGAACACAGTACAGCGCAGGCTGATGATGAAAATCTGGAAGCTGCAACAGGCAGGCAAGCCCGTCCGTCTTTTGATCCCCAAGGCCAGGCAGCACGGGATCAGCACATTCACCGAAGCGATGATCTACTGCATCACAGCATTCCAACCCAACACCAACGCCATCATCATAGCCGATGACAAAACCAAAGCCAGGGGCATATTCGAGATGAGCAAATTAATCCACCGGAAGATGGATCTACTGATCCGCACAGAGATAGCCAAGTCCAATGCTACGGAGCTGGTATTTGCTGAGAATGAATCCAAGATCGTGGTGGCTGTGGATGCCCGTTCCGGGACATTCCACCTGTTCCACAGCTCCGAAACCGCGTTTTACCGGCACGCAGAGGAGACCATGCTCGGAGCCCTGCAAACCGTACCGGACGCACCCGGGACAATGGTGATCATGGAGAGCACCGGAAACGGCGTGATGAACTACTTCCATCGTGCCGTCCTCGATGCTCTTGCCGGGAGGAGCGAATATGAGGTCTTCTTCATTCCGTGGTTCGACAACCCGGATTACCAAACCCGACCCCCCAAGGGCTTCCAGCCCACCGTGAGCGCCGAGTATGGCGACGAGATCGCACTGAAAGAGCAGTTCAAACTAAGTAACGCCCAGCTATACTGGAGGCGCAGAGCTATCACAAACATGTGTGGAGGTGATCTCCACAAGTTCATGCAGGAGTACCCGGCCACGATTGATGAATGCTTCCAGGGCTCGGGATACCCGGTATTTGACCACGAAAAGCTAAGCGAGATGGACAAGAAGGGCTCAGCTCACCCGAACTGGACAGGCTGGTTTGATGGGGAAGACCTGCACATCACCCCAGGAGGCAGTGGCTACGTGAAAGTTTGGGATAAACCGGTAGAAGAGAGGTGGCTGCATCGCTACGTGATCGGAGCTGACACCGGAGGCACGTATGAGGGAGCGGATTACTCCTGCGCATACGTTTACGACCGGGTGACCAAACAGGTGGCAGCCATGATCCATGGGCACTTCGATGCCTACGAATATGCCAGATACCTGGTGATGCTGGGTACCTGGTACCAAACAGCGCGCCTCGCCATCGAGATCAATATCTGGGCTTCCGAAACAGATGAGATGGGGCAGACAGTGATCGATAAAATCAAAACTGAGCTGAAGTACCGGAATCTCTACACAAGAAAAGTCACGAACAAGATCGATAAAACTGAGACAATGGAAGTGGGGTGGCACACGAATCACGAGACTAAGCAGATGCTCGTGGATCGGCTCCGCTATATGATAAACAACTGGGAGACCGAGCCAATCGGATTCCGGGATGCCGGATTCATCGAGGAATCCATGACCTACATTGTGGACAGAACAAAGACCGGGATCACTACCTGGAACGCAGCCGAAGGGTGCAAAGACGACCGGGTGATGAGCATGGGGATCACGCTTTGCGTGGCAGCGAAGATGCTGAAGCCAAGGCGATACAACCCGGACGATTTCAAACAATACGCAACAGACAACGTTATGCATTCGATTGCATAGAGGGGATAGAGATGAGATACGCAGAATTGCACGAGAAAACCGAACAACAGGCTTTTGACCTGGACTATTGGGTGCGCAGGCTGGAGACCGCCAGGCAGCACAGGATGTCCAGCGGATGGGATCGCAATGCCGAAGAGGGCGAGCGGATCCGCAACAACGAAGTGCCCTTGGATGGGCTACAGGCAGCACCGGATTGGAAGGGCAAGTACTACAAAGACAATTGGCTGTGGAAGAGCATCAAATGGCTGGTGAGCATGCAAACCGGCAGCGAAATCCAACCGGAAGTGGAAGGCTATGACTATGCCGATAGCATGAGCAAGGACATCCTGGAGCAGGAGCTAAACCTGGCCATCAGCAGATTCGATCTGCTGGAGGTAGCGGAAGACTGCCTGTACGATCGATACTACACCGGACTCGGAGTCGCCAGGGCGATCTGGAACACACGCAGGGTGGAACCGATGTACCAAACCGGGACACCAAAGTTCCAGTACGTGAGCCCGCACAACATATACCTTGACCCGGCCTGCCGGATGAAAGACAAAGAAGAGATGCGCTATTTCTTCCACACAGAGCAGTACGACGTCGACGAACTGAAGCGCAGATACCCGAAGTATGCCAAAGATATTGACGCGGCCGTCCCCCGAGCACACGAGCAAACCCTGGAAGTCGTGAATGTGACGACAGTGCAGTACAAGAAAGTGATCACCATCGAGAAGGTGTTCCTGGAGGATCAGGAGACCGGGATGGCGAAGGAATTTCTGCTGCACGAGTGGGAAGAGTTCGTGGCAGAAACAGCCATGAACCCCGAAACGCCTGAGATGTACAAGCAGAGCGGCAGCGACATGGAATACCAGGATTGGCTGAACGCAGGCATGTTCATGCCGGAAAAAATCGTAATGAAGGGCAGCTTCGAGAGCGAAGAGCCAGCAGTGTTTCAGGCGATATTCATGGAGCAACTTCGCATAGTGCTGGAGAAACCGCAGTACGTGGGTCAGAAGTATGGCTATTTCTTCCTGGTGGGATATCACAACCCGAGCAGCGCCTACCCCCTGGGGCTAGCGTATTTCATGCGTGACATGCTGTAGGCATCGATCGCGCTGATGACGATCCTGATGATCACCGCAGCCCGGATGCACAAGAACGAGAAGATCATCCAGGCCGGGTCGTTGGTGAACCACGATGAGTATATCCAGAAAGGCTACATGCTGGGAGTGAACCCCATCGTGGATGAAGCATGGCAAGCCGCGCACCCGGGGCAAAAGGCCGTGGAATACCTGGAATTGCCGCAATTCCCACAAGCCCTTGCGATGATGAACGACTACCTCACGAACGCGCAGAAGACCACCTCCGGTGCCGTTGACGCGGCGATCGGACTTGCCTCGTATTCCGGGGAGTCCGGGGTGAAGGTGGCGCAATTACAGATGGCATCCAGGATATATCAGAAAGAAGAGCTCGACGGATTCCGCAGATTCCTGATCTCAGGATGTGAGTGGACGAAGGATCAGATCATTCAGTTCCGCAACTACCCGCACAAGATCCCCGGGCTCACAGACGATAACAACCGAGGATTGATCGATGTGGCCACAGATAACAGCAACCGGCTGGACGCAGACCAGTACTACGTCCGAGTGACCATCCAAGAGAATCACGAGACGCTGAAGCAGATTGAGCGGGAAGCGATGATGAATCTCAACGAGCGCGGATATGTTGGCGGCATCGATCTGATGCGCAGCCTCGACATCCCGGCACCGGAAAAGAAATACGAGGCAGCAATGGATGAGCGCGGAGAGAAGCAATATGTGGAACTGATCCGCTCAAACCCTGAACTGATGCAGATCATAGACCAGTTTATAGCCCAGCAAGAGGCTCAAGATGGACAGCAGCAAGCTGGGGCATAAGGAGCAGAAAATCATATCCGCAATAAAAAACTTGACAGAGAATCGCGCTTACGCAACTGTGGAAATCGTAATCAGGGCAGGTTCAATTGAACTTGTCCAAATCAGCGAGAAAATAAAGCTGGATGTTCAAAGGGAAGAACCCGAACAGACAGTTTAGTGATAGAATAATCGGGTAAAAGGAAGAACCTGAAACGCTCGATCTCAGCCATTAACACCGGCTGGAGATCGAGCGTTTTTTTTGCCCCGATATTTCGAGCAACCCGCAGAGCCGGGAAAACACAACGAAATAGGAGAAACAATGCCAGTAGAACACGAAAGCACAGCCACTGAGACAAAGCCAGTAGAAACGGAGACGCTAACCGTCGATGGGAAGGACGTCACGATCGAACGATCAGGTGACGACACCATTGAGGTAAAGCTGCCGGAAGGACTGGACAATGCTGAAAAAGCTGAGTTCATCAAAAAGGTCGAGACTGGAAGCAAATTGGTGGGGACATACTACCGGAAATTGCAGGAGACGAACGAGAAACTGCAAAGCATCGAGGCCAGGGAGAAAGCCCTGGAGGAAAGAGAGAAGGCACTCGGCACGAATCCTACAAGTAACAGCACCGGAGAGATTGACCCAGTATGGAAACGCTTGGGATTGGAAAGCGAAGCAGACGAAGAAGACTTTGCTATTGACAATCCCGCGAAGTATCAGAAAGCCCTTGCCAGCTATCTGAAAGAGACAGCCCGGCAAGAGGCTTTGAAAGAAATCGAGCAGCGCGACACCAAGACCAAGCAAGAGCTCCAGGAGCAAGTACTCTCTCAACGGATCACGGCAGCCGGGGCAGACCCGCAGGACGTTAAGGCGTTTGCGAAGTACTACGACATCCCGTTCGGGGAGAAAGCCTTTGAGCTATACGCCAAGCACCATTCCCTCAAAACAGACCCGATTATTGACGCCCAGATCGAAGCCCAGCGGAAGCAAGTACGCTGGATAGAGCCAGGCGAGAAGCTGGATATAGGTGGGCTGATCTCCAAGTTTAGATCAAACCCCGACTCGCTTACCGATGAGGAAGTAGACACGCTAATCGCCGCTCGCAAAAAAGAGTTCAACTAACAGGAGTAAAAAATGACTCGCGAAGATATTAATTCCCTGGGATTGCAACCGCTCGACCTGAAGCTGCGGGCAGAGGTGAAGCGTCACCTTTGGTTCAGCAGATTCAAAGGCACGGTGCAGATGGGGAACGACTACAACAACGATCCGAAGCTAAGAGCTTCAGGATCGCCCATCGAAGTTAATTATAACCTGCGTAGCATTGGCTACGGGGATCGTTTGCTGATCCCGATGGAGAAGGATTTGGCCGGTGCCCCCACATTGGGGGATGCCGTACTCACGGGGCGTGAAGAGGAAATGGCAAGAGCCTACGCAAAAGTGGGGTTCAACCAGGTTCGTCACGCTATCCCCGTACGCTTGGGCAGAATGGATGAGATCCGTGAACGCGGATTCCGGGCTGCCGAGGAAAACCTGCAAAAGCTTGCCTGGTGGCATGCGCAGTATGAGAATTACAACATTCTCACCGCCATCTACGAAGGCGCAAGCGAAAACCTGTATACCACCAACACCAACCCGGACTATGGCCAAGGCTTGGGGATTCCCCGCAGATTCCACCCGAACCTGTACGTGAACACCACAGCCGCCCTTACCCGAGTGGGGGACCCCGGCAAGTTCCCTACAGCAACCGAGGTATTCGCTGCGGCCAGCACCAGCACAAGCGGTGCACCGATGAACGCAGCGACCGTGCAGAAAGCGCGCATCACCGCCATGCGCCTTGGCATCCAGCCCCTGGTGACAGATGGTGGATTCAAGTTCTGGCCGTGGCTGATCACCCCGGAACAAGCGTACAGCCTGTCTCAGACCAATGAGTTCAAGGCGATGATGGCCACCAACGTGTGGAAAGAAATGAAGGATCATCCCTGGGTAAAAGGCGCTATCGGCTACTTCGGCGGATTCGTATTCTTCGAGGATGTGCTGAGTGTGCGCGGATTCTCCGGCGCCAATGCCGCATCCCTGAACGTGCTTGGCACTACCGACCTGGTAGCCACCACTGACATCAAGCAGAACCCGAGATTCCTGCCTCAGGAAGGGCACATCACCTCCACTATCAGTGAGGTAGAAAAAGCCAACCACGTGTCAATCATCTTTGGCGCAAGCTTCCTGGGTGAAGCCTTGCATGAGAACCTGGGATTTGCAACCGAGAGCCAGGACTATGACAACTGGCAGGGCTTGGGTG